TATACTCTTTTTCAGGAGTAAATTTTCTATGTTTGCGTTTTTTCTTAATCATAAATATAAATTTAAAATATTAAGTTTAAAAAGCCAAATCTTTTATTCAGGAAGAAGTCCAGCGTGTTCAATAGATGTCCAAACTCTCTCATACCAAACTCCCATTTTAACACCTTCAAGTAAGTCAGTATCTTTAGCTCCATTTAGAGCATTTTTAGATAAAACTACTAAACACCAATCTAATGTTTCATCTGCTTCATTAATTTTACCTTTTTCAAGTAATTGTTTTGCTTTAGTATAAAGCTTTGTAATTGATAATCTTTTATTCATAACCTTTATTTAATTGAATTAAAAAAAGGGCCTAAAGTAAAAAACTAAAGGCCCTTGAACATTTAGAACTTAATTAAGCGCTAACACGCTCACTGTTCTTCATACGTCTACGGCTAATGTTATACATTTCATTAGCCAAATCTTGAGGTACACTACGTACACCAGATACAACATTACTAACATGTGATACTGAATAACCTGTTGACTCAGCTAAACGAGTAACATCACCAGTTCTTTTTCTGCTATTGAAGAAACTCAATTTAGCAGTTCTGTTTAATTTTCTCATAACTTTTAATTTAATTTATTTACTATTATAATATAAGTAAATCATTTTATTAAGCCAAACTTAGGATAAAAGAGGACTCTTTTGAGTCCTGTTTATTTTTTCTTGAATATACTTTACCACTTGGTTTTATTTTGGAGATCATTTTTCTCCTAATCAATTGGGCTAAATGTCTTTCATTATACCCATCAATATTTTTATTCTTGTTTTTCATAACTATAAATATAATTACTTTACAATTCCAAGTTGTTTGGCGCGAAGATAATTAACGTACTTATTATTTTTAGGATTTAAGTACTTACGCTTAGTTTTAGGTAATTCTGATTGTAATTGTTCAAATGTTTTAGTGCCCTTAGGATATTCAATTATTGTTTCATAAGGACCATTTGGATTTTTCTTTAAATCAAATTTCCATATTTGAACAGAACCATCTTCATTTGTGTAGTGTCTTTCAAATTTAGTTGTATTAACTACTACTTCTACTCCAGTTTGTTTTTTAGGTCTACCTCGTTTTGACATAACTATTTATTTTTTATTACATTATAAATATAATGAAGGCTCCCTGAGGAGCCAAACAAGTGATTCTAACCTTGACCAACTGAACGTTTCAAGTAATTTTTAGATGTTTTTAATTTACTTGATTTTTTCTTTGAGTGAACACCTGGTCTCTTTTTTCTTGGTTTTTCTAAAAATTGTTTTACAGCGGTTAAAGATGATTTTTTTGCCATTGTTATGAAGGATTAAGTTGTGAAATTGCATTTTTAATTTTAGCACAACCTTCATAGTCTTCATGATACTCAAATATTTTTAAGTTTTTTTCAAGTGTATCAAGGAAATTATTTCGTTCAAGTGTCAGATCATAAATAGCCTGATCTTCTTCACAAAACACACTTATAACATGAATTCTTTTTTTCTTAGTATTTAAATTTTCTATAATATTTGAAACCAATGAATTTGCTATTTCATAACTTTACTCTCCATCAATTAGTGAAGCTAACTCTTCACTATCTTTAACTGTAATTTCTAATGGTTTCATAACATTAAAATAAATTTAAAAACTTTGTATTAATTTGTTTTTCTTTTAGTTTCTGGCTTTTCTCATCATTTTTAAGCATTTTAGTAGCTAACTTTTCTAAATGTTTACGTTTAGCTTCTTCATAATCAGTTATAACTTCTATATGCTTTTTATTTTTAGCCATTTGGTATAAATATTACCATTTACTGATAAATTCAGAGCCATCATCATCTGTTTTATGGTCAGTTAGTCCTAACTCAGCTAACCTTTGAAGTTGGTATTCATCTAATTCCCAATCCACCTCACTGTCATATTTTACCACATGGTCCTCTAAGCCTTCAATCTGTTTATTTGTAAACAAATCACCTACATTTAAATAATAACAATTGTAACATAACAGACGAATATTGCTGTTTTGATAGTTTTTCTTGTTCCTATCAATGAAATCCATTATAAGTGGTACTTTATAATCACTTACACGACGTTCATGGAATCCACATATATAACATTCCTCTTTTAATAAACCTTCTTTAAGTAAACGATTTTTAATTTTTTCAGGTTTAAAATGACTCGCATCAATCCTACCCTCAAGTATGTCAAGTAATTTAGGTTCTTTTTTAGAATTATTTAGAAATTTAGGAATACCTTTACCACACTGATTTTTATGTTTAGTGAATAAATCTACACCATTCTCATCCTTATATATTTTAGCATATCCTTTATAATGAATATAACTACAACCTAAATAACGAGCAGCGGCTCGATTAGATTTAGTCATGTTTATTGCTCGAGTGACATCTTCTTTACTTAGTGGTTTTGGTTTAGCCATTATTATTCACTATCATTTGGAATGTCTACTTCAGGTTCTATAAATTCTGATTCAGTAGTACCTGTTTCAAACTCATGTAGAGCTGTTTGCCCAGCTAATGTTTTACGATGTGACTGTTCTAGTTCAAGGTATTTTTTATATTGATCTTCTTCCATAATGACAATTTCATTATAGGTATGATCACCTTCACCTAATTGAACATTTACTCCTCTTTTCTTACCTGCTGTTGAGCAATTAACACATGTTGTTGTATTTGGAAGTATTTCTAAACGCTTCGGGTGTATATCATTCCCGCATTTAACACATGGTTTCATTTGTTGATTATTTAACATAACTATTTATAACCTTTATTTTATTCATCATCATTATTATCATCATCTTCATTTTCAAAATTAAGAGATTGAAAGTTGTCTATAATTTTTAAAAATTCATATAAGTCTTTAGCATTTTTTAATTTATATGATTTTTTAGTTTGAGGATCAATTAATGAATAAGATTCACCTTTTTCATCTTTACCTTCATATATATACCATTCTATTACTTCTGCTTTACTTTTCCCAAATAATAAACTAGTTTGATATTCTAAAGCTTCAAATAATAAAGTATCATAACCTTCAAATAATATACCATACTTATCAATTAATTCATTTTTCATAATCCAAGCCTTTTCCCAATTATTGATAATACTAATAAACATTTGCTCATCAAAACCTTCATTGCTTTGTAAACTAACTTCTACACCTAGTATATTGCTGAATATTTTATTTAATTCTTGTTTATTACCCATTTTTATCAAAAACTTTATATACTTTTAAAAATTCATCTATAGATAAATGTTTTACCATAGCAAAAAACTCAATGGCTTCTAATAAGTTATTGAATTGTCTAGTATCAATAGCCTCATTAGTTTCATCATTAAAATAAGCAAAACTATAAGATCTCATATTTTTTTAATTAATTTATTTATTTCTTTACATTTAATGTATTCTTCTTGATTCTCATAAAATTTAAGAATATTACTCAAAATATCTTTAAATTGAGATTTAAATATAACTAATGAATAACTAAAATTAGTAACATTCAATACTTTAATTTCATTAATATTATTTTTAATAGCATCTTTAATAGCATTAAGAACCTGTTCAAATATGAATATTTTAAATTCAACTGAGTCATTTAATAGTTTTATTTGTTCTTGTTCATATATCACCAACTCAATATTGGGTGGTGTGTATTGTTTTACAGTTTTTGCCATGATGTAAATATATTAAATGAGAATTAAAAAGCCAAACTTTATTATAAATATTAAAGTATTTCATATTCAATTTCTATATTTGAGAATCCCCAAGTATCATCATTTTCTGTTTTACCTTGTAATATGATAGCTCGCATAGGATCATTAGTTACTTTATTAACACCATCTAAAAATCCTCCACCACCACGACCATGATTAATATGAAATAAAGCTGGGTTGTAAATTGCTTTTAATCCAAAACCATGCATAACAGATTTTTTCTGTACATTAGTGTCAGCGTATAATGAGTATATCAAACTTTCTTCCATTCCTCTAATTTCATGCCATATATGTTTAGGAGCTATTTGAAAATCTCCACAACAATTAATTATACTAAAATTATCTCCATTAACAGTTGATTCTTCAAAATAACGTTCTTCAGAATTAATTATTAAATAGTCTCTAAGTTCTTTCCATTTATTAAAAATAATCTCACCATTATGATATTGTTTAATAGTATCCCAATCTAATGGTCTTCTACTAATGGTGTAAAATGTATTTTTATCTAATGAATTAATAATTTTTTCTAATTCATCACGTTTAGGGTGAATTATATCAATATTAGTTGAAATTAAATAATCACCTGTTGCTCTTCTTAAACCTATATTACGAGCTAATACTTCACAACATTTTTGAGCATTTGGATCATGATTAGTAAGAATAGAAGCTATCTCAGGAGTTATGACAATATGTCTTAAATTACCTTTAAAAGTAATATTATTTCTAATATTATCAAGTAAACTGTCTTCATCTGAGTTCCAGTCAATATAAAATACTTCATCATAAGTATCAATTGCTGAGTTTAAACAATAAGTTGCTCTTTCATTTAAATGACCTCCATAATTATCATTTCTGGAGACTATAACTGCTGATATTTTCATAATTAAAAATCTTGTTTTAAATCGTATTTATTTTTAAGTAAATTAATGGTTTCAATACTAATATTATATTTGTTGCTATTTGGGTGAATTAAAATACAATCTTCATTATTGTTAGAATAATATCTATAATTCTCATATCCTAAATCTTTTAAAAATTCTAAAGCATTTGAATCATTTTCATTACCAGGAAAATTTTCTAATAAAATAATAGGTTTACATTTTTCTATTAAGTTTTTAGATCCAAGTAAAGCAAAATATTCATATCCTTGAATATCTAATTTATATAAACTACATTCTGAGATATTTAATGAATCTAAATTAACTACTTCAATTTGATCTTCTTCTTTATATTCAATAGAATCAGTTTGATCAATTCCTCTTCCACCCCAATTAATTATATCATGACCATACCAAGTTTCATTTTCAACAGGCCATAATTGTTTAATTTCTTTTTTATCTCCAAGACCTAATCTAAAAGGAATAATGTTTTCATTTAAATCATTACATAATATATTAGCACAAAGATTATTAAACACCATTTTTTGAGGTTCAAAAGAGTAAACTAATTTACTAAATCTACCAAATTGTACTGAGTGAAATCCTAAATTTGCTCCAGCATCCACACAAACATCATTTTTAGTTAAGACTCTACTGTAAAAATCAAGTAAATGACTTTCCCATACTTTTAATTTACCTAATGAGTAACCTATTAAATCATAGCTATTTATAAAAAAATGACCATATGGTGTTTCAATAATTTCAAAAGCTATTTTCATTATTTATTTTGATTTAAAGCTCTCTCAATTCCTTCTTTTAGACTAATTTTTGGAGTATAAAAACTTAACATTTTAGAACTATCTGAACATCTATACATTACTCCAACAGGTTTATCTGTTCTAAGCTTGATACCATTTTTAGGCTTCCACCCTACTATTTCAAATATCTGTTCAGCTAAATCATTAAATGAAGTTGCTATTCCACTTCCTAAATTAATAGGACCTTCAATATCAAGTTCAACTGCTTTCATAGTGGCTTCAACTATATCTTCAATATGAATAAAATCTCTAACTTGAGTTCCATCACCCCAAATTTCAAATTCATCCACTTGGTCTAATACTCTTTTAATAAAAGAAGGAAATGGATAATCTAAATCTTGAGTTTCACCATAACCACTAAAAGGTCTAAACACATATACTTTAAGACCATATTGGCGAGCAAAATGAGCTAGATATTCTCCTGATAATTTAGCCCATCCATAAGTAAAATCTGGTGAATTTATATCCATTAAATTAATGTCTGACTCTATTAGTTTATGAGTACTTCCTTTAGTTTGAAGATGAATAGGATAAGCAGCTGATGAACTAAAATAAATTACTTTATTTTGTTTTGTCCTAACAGCCCAATTAAAAAATTCAGCGTCAATAGATAAATCAGTAGCTACAGCTAAAGGATCATTTTCGATAGTATCTCTACCACCAACAATAGCAGCTAAATGCACTATTAAATCAAATTGCTCATTACAGCTCTTAAAAAAATCTCTACAATCATTACCTTCTTTAATATCAATACCAGTTACTTTATGTCCTTGTTTTGTAAAGTATTTAACATACTCCTGGCCAACAAAACCTTTATGACCTGTAATTAATATATTCATATTTTTTCAATTATATTTTTCCATTCAATAAATGCTTCCCAAGATTTTTTAGGTAAGTATTTTTCAATTAATTCTGAGTTGGTAGATAAATCATTAAGTAAATTAGTATTATTTTCCATACCAATATATTCTCTTTTCATATCTTCAATCATAGAATATCTACCTGCTGTACCTAAACTTCTATCACTTAATACTCCTGGTTTTGTAAAAACTACTTTGTGTCCTTTAGATTGAACATAATACGCTGCCCAGATATCATCCATTCTTCCAATATGTGGAAATAAAAAATAATCCTTAACAACACTTCTACTTATAATAGTATTTTGAGAATTAAATGGAGATGGTTTAGTACTTGAGATTGGAAATTGTGAAGGATCAAATTTACAATATGGATTATATATCATTCTACAAACTGCATCAACATCTGGTTCTCCATCCCAAAATATAGCTTGTATTTTAGGGATAATAGAAGTTGTCCATTTTTCACTATAATCTCTAAAAGGTACTTTTTCTAATGGAAAACCACGATGCCATAGTTCTTTATGTTCTTTTAAAGAACCAATAGGATCAAAAACAATATCTTTAGTGTCAAACATATTAACTTCTGTTAATTTATCTACCACTAAATCTTCTCCCCAACCATCATATGGAACATTATCATCATCAATAATTGCTATAATATCTGCTCCTTGTTTATACGCTTCTAAAATAGCGAAATTTCTTCGTTGAATACATCTCCATCCAATTAATTCACTTAATATTGGATACTCTTTTTCTTGATATTCTGGAGAAAGATAAGTAACATTAGGAATATTTTGATACAACTCATGAGGAGTTTTTAAATCACCAGCTACAATTATACTCCAATCATGCATTGAAGCGTATTTCCAAAATGCTTCTGTTGGTGGATTAATAGTGGTTGTTGCTATAACTTTTTTCATATTTCAATTATATTTTGTTCTGGGTATTGAAAATGGCAAACTCCTTCATACATAATATTTTTATGTGATGGGTCTCCAATTTTACACATTTTAATTGTCTCACATAATTTATTATGTGTATCTAAATCTAATAAATATTCTTTAGATAGCCTATTTCTAGAAACACATTTCTTTAAAAAATTCTCACAACTCCATTCAGGAATGTATTCCCATATTTTATTACTGTAATTAGGTATATTTAGTCTATATTGATAGGTTTCATCAATATATTTTTTATCATATAAATAATCAATTTTATCTACTCTAATAAAGTAAAAATTAGTTTGAGGATAGAAGTGATTATCATATATCTTTTTATAATCAAAATTATTTAAGTATAAATCTTCATATGATATACCATTAAAATAATATAAATCAGCTTCTTTTATTTCTTTATTTAATATTTTTTCTTGTAATAAAACATCATTAGATGATTTACATATCCACTCATAACCTAAAGATTGACAGTGTTCAATTAAAGCATTTTCACTATCTGCTATACCAAATGAATGACCTCTATTTTCTTTCAAATCAATGAAATCAACATTAGAAAAATATTCATTCCAAAGTTGAGTATTTATTTTAACTAATTCTTCACTATATTCTTTATAAGTATTAACTATAACAATATGTTTAAATTGTTTTAGAACAGGTAAATTATAAAGTATATATCCTTCTAATAAATTAAAACTATCTAATGACTCAATAAAACCATTAGCAGTATAACAACCTTTATTAGCTAAATCTTTTAAAACCATTATTTTGTCTTCCAAAAACTATAAATACCTTTATCTAATTCATATGATGGCCAAACAAATCTTTCACGCTTAGGTTGTTGTTGAGCCCAATTCCACATTTCAGTTAATCCTGTTTTTAAATTAGTTTTATATTCATATCCTAAGATATCAACTGACTTTTGCCATGTTGGTATTGAATGTTTAACTTCATGTCTAGCTTCTTTATAAACAATATCTCCACCACCAATTACTTCTTGTAATGTAGAACAAGCATCATTAATTGAAATTTCTTCAATACCACCTAAATTAATAATTTGTTTTGAAGCCTCAGGTAATATAGCTGATTTGAAAAGTGGTTCTAAATTATCATCTATATAACTAAAGGCTCTGGTTTGATTACCGTCACCAAAAATAGTCATTGGTTCACCATTCATATATTGGAACATCCATATACCTAACACATTACGATATTTGTCCCAAATGTTTTGTTTAACACCATAAACATTATGAGGTCGTATAATACACCAATCTAAACCATGTTGTTCACCTGCTATTTGAATATCCATCTCACAAGCAAATTTAGCTACACCATATGGATCAATTGGTTTAGGTATTTGTTTTTCATCAAATAAACCTCCTTCTCCATGACCATAAACTGCTAATGTTGAAGTAAACACTAAACGTTTGATATTATAACGGATACATTCATTTATTATAGAGGCGGTGGCTCTTAAATTATTATCGTAATTATATGTTCTAATAAATGGAGATAAACCTTCAGCAGCATATGCGGCAAAATGAAAAACATAGTCTGGTTTATAATAATTAAATATTTGATCTAACTGAGTTGTTTCTTTGGCTAAATTTATATTATGAAATATAACCTTAGAATTAATATTTTCAGCATAACCACCACTTAAATCATCAATTCCTATTACTTTATGTTCTGGGTGGTTTTCAATAATCCAATCAGCTAATCGACTGCCTAATAATCCCGCTACTCCTGTTATTAATATATTCATACTTAAAATAATTGTTTAAATTCTTCTACTGTAATTAAATTTAATAAATCTTTTCTATTAGTGTCAAAGTATTCCCATTCTTGAATTTTTTCTTCTAATTCAGGTATAGATGGTCCTCTATAATCAGAACACTTTTGAATCACACCCACCCCAAAATCAGTATCAATAACACATGTTTTGAAATTAGGATGATTAAACCTAAATTTAACAAATGATTTCCAAACATCACCATTCCACACTACTGTTTCTCTAGGTATAATTTGTGCTTCATAACTAATAGGATTGCAATCATGTAATACAATAAAACCACCTTCAACAATATGTTTCATAGCATTAGTTATATCTTTATCTACCTGATCGGCATGATGTAATCCATCAATAAATATAACATCATATTTAATATCTTCATGATCTTTTATCAATTCAAAAAATTCATCTGAGGTCATAGGATAGTTAACCTCTGGGATTATATATCCTTCAGCACCTGGGTCAACTCCATCTTTATGAAGAGCTTTTATTAATCTAATATTTTCTCCTTGGAAAACACCTATTTCAAGATAATTTAAAAAATTATTTTTTTCAAGTAAATAATTTATAATATGAAATCTTTGAACCTCAGAGTTTAGATTTCTTTGTGCTTCAGGAGTATATATATTGTTTTTAAACATAACTTAAAATGTATTCTGCTAATTTTTTAGTTGTTAAATTTTTTCTAGTATAATCAAATAATTCATTCAATATAACATCATATTTTTGATTATCAAAGTTAGAAGATAATTCTCTAGCTTCAATTAATAATTCTTTAGGTAAATTAGTTAATGTTTGTTTAGGACATGACTCTAAATCTATAAAGTATGGAATACAGTGATTAGCTAATATTTCATAATGTCTCATACAATCCCACCCTGCTTTTTTCATAGTGACACCATAATATGATTTATTATAATCTATATAATAAGAACGCTCATCATCAAACTTATAACCACCTTGACCTGGAATTATAGAGCCGTATTCTTGAGTTTTATCTAAAGCTACTTGAGTTATTTTTATTTCTGGGATAGCAAAATGGATAGGTATAAATTTATCCGAGGTTAATTCTCGTTTAAAATAAGGATGTTTCTCACTTAATGGATGAATGTCAGTTGAGTCATCTCCATCAATTAAAAATATTTTATTATTAGGGTATGCTTTAGAGACAATATCATAATAATCTAAACATCTATTTACAGCTCCATATATAATCAAATCATAATATTTTTCTTTAATTTTTTCTTCAATATTAGATCTATCTTTTTTATCTTGATTGATTAAAAAAGTTGTTGTAAATCCCTTACCCCAAAGATTTTGTTGTGGTATTTGATTTTTATAATTGTTGTATAAATGAATTATAGGAGTACTGTCTGTTACTTCAATAAAATCTAATTCATTTAAACCATGAAATAAAACATCATTCATGTAATCATTAATATAACCCCCACTAGATTGAGCTATACTATTATGATTTGTTATATAAAGTATTTTCATGCTAATTGAACCTCAGGATATATTTTAAGATATTCATTTAATATTTTTTCTTCTAATTCTTTATCTATATATGAATTAAAATTAGGACTAGTATAAACCATTTCTAATACAGTTTTTAATCTATATTGTATCATTTCTATCTCATCAATATTTGGATTAATATCTATTTCGGATATTCTATGTTTCCAGAATAAAGGAATTTCTTTTAAGGTTAATTTATAGTCAGCTCCTAGTTTATTTGATGCGTAATAGTATTCTGATTTGGGATTTATATTCACCCATCCCTCTTTCCTATCATCATATCCATATCTAATTTTAATATTATTTTCAAAAAATCCCTCAGGTATTTCAATTGATGGAACTTGATCATTTGTTATACCATGAAAGAAATATCCATCATAATGTCTAGATAATTCTCTATATGGTGTAATAATTTTTTGCTTTGGAGTAGGAATATTTAATAATTTATTTCTGATGAAATTTAAATCTGTTTTTCCAACTCCATCAATACGAGGTAATTCTATATGACCTGATTTGAAAAGCCCAGGTGGGTATCTATGGTATATATCGTCCCATTTTCCTTTTAAAAACCAATCTTCATATAATACTTTAGATATAATAGTTATACTATCATAATTATATCCATCATGTGAAGTATAATTTTCTTCTAATTTATAATTAGTATGATAAAACTCAGGTCCTAAATCACTATGTCTTGGAGGACCAGCTTTAGCTGTTCTGATATGGTCAGGAAAATGACTAACTAATATTGTAGTATAAGGATTAGATTCTTGTTTAACTGAGGATATAATTTGTTCTATATATTCTTGAGAATAATCCATAAATATATGGTCATGTCCACAGAAACAATAAATAAAATCATCATCATTAACTAATGAATATGTGTCTATCCAATCTTGTTGAATTAAATTTCTTTTAAAAGAAAAATGCAAATCAAAATTTTTAAATTCTTCTTTAACATAATTTTCTAAATCTAATCTAATTTTGTCTGAGTCATAGTCTGTGTCAAGTTGAACTTTAATTATAACTCGTTTCCAAGGATACATTGTTGAAAAACTAGATAAATTGTATTTTAAAATATCAATTTTATAATCTTTTTTTAGATTACCTCTATCTTGTTTTATTCCAGCTGCCTCCCAAGCTCCATTAGTAGGAGACTCATTTGTCATAAAAGTATTAACTAGTAAAATCATATGTTAATACCTCCTATACCTAAGTTTCTTTCAATATTAATGGCAAACGCTGACTGTTCACCATCTGGTTTAGAATCATTGATTAAATAACGAGCTCCACCACCTACACCCATTATTAATTGATCATAAAATATACCTATTTCTCTTAATTGATTTTCAGTCACTTCACGCATTGATTCTTTTCTACCAGTTAATAGAATAATATTATAACCTTTACGTTCCCATTCTAATAGTTTTTCAATAGTGCCTATTAGTAACTCCATTTTATGATTAGATTTACTCACAGTATGAGGATCACGATGGTATACTAATGTACCATCAATATCACAAATAATTGTTTTAGGTCTTGTATCCATTATATAAATTTAGTTGTTGCGTTTATATTAATTAATATATCATTTTGAATCTCATTATTATATAATCCTGCTTTAAGTATAACTACTGGGTTATCATAGTCTGAAAGTATTTTAGGTGATTTAACTATTAAATCAGTTCCATACAAACGTTTATCATGTTTAAGAGGACTATTATCTAATATATGAATAATTTTATCTGTTTTTAATCCAAACATAATTAAATACTGAGAAAAAATATGACCGCCAAATAAAAATATAGGTGAATTAGTTTTATCAATTTGATTATTTATTTTATTAACTAATTCTTTATGATAATTAATATAATCATTAAACATAGTTTTATAATGTTCATATTTATTTTCTAACAAAACATTATTAGGAGTTTCAAGTTTTTCAACAGTGTAAAAATGACTATGGTTTTCATAATTGATTTTTTCTATAATTTTAAATCCAGTTTTAGTTAAAAAATAATCTACAAAATAATCAGTCATTAACATTGAGTGTTCAAAATTAATAGCATTAGTAAACTTATTTGAAAACCAATATTCTAAATTAGGGTAAGCAAATACTAATCTTCCTCCAACTGGCAAAAACTCACTAATTTCACTTAAAAATTCTTCTGGGTCATACACATGTTCATATACTTGAGAGAATACAATTGTATTATTTTCATCAAAATCATTTTTAAATTCCTTTGAGAAAAATTTAGGTATAATTTTTAAATTATTTGTTTCTTCAAATAATGGGTTAGGTTCAATAACTGTGTAAGTAATACTATTTAATTTATCTAAAACAATTTTAGCTATTTTACCACTACCACCACCAATTTTAATAACATTACCAACTCTTTTTTCTAAAATATAATTAGCAAAAGCATGATTATACTTATCCCAAGTTGGTCCTGTTGCATCAACATGCTGTTCCATATATAAAATATCTAATGGAACTAATTTAGATAATTGAATAATACCTGTTTCTGGATCAATTTCCCAAACCATATCTAAAGTGATGTCTTTACTTTTAGGTTCTGAGGTGCAGCCAAAAAAAACAGGAAAATCTTTAAATGTGTATAAATGCTCTAAGTTTTGTTTTTTAGTAATAACACTTTTATCTCTATTTATATAATTCATATAACTTATTTTTTATATTTTTACAAATTATTTTATCAATTCCTGGGTAATAGGCTTTGATTGAACCTAAAAAATTATTATTTGATAAAACATAATGACCACAAATTTTAATTAATTCTATTTTATTAGTAAATGGATCAAAATCTTTATCAACCCATTTAACCCATTTTTTAGATTCATAACATATTAAGAAAAATTTTTCTAAAATATCATTATCTTTAATAGTATCAAGATAAGTTTGAGTTTCTATAAGACCAAACTCAGGAGCTATATTTATAGCATCTAAACCTAAATTAAATTTTTCCTTAATAACAGATACAGGAATGTAATCACCATTATGTTCTTTGGTTAATAAATCATATTTTTTAGCTAATTCAACCATTTGTTTTAAACGATCACTATTATAATCTCCAGTTTGAGTATTACCTTTAAGTGATGTTCCTGATTGGATAACTAAATATTTAATATTATTAAATACTTTTTCAGGTAGATAGTTTTTAAGAAATTTAATCATTGTCTCTAATTCATCTACTTCAAATGGTCTTATTGATTGTTCTGTACCTATTTCAAATTTAGTATTAGGATTTATATCATAACACATTTGAATTAAATCTCTTGTAGTTATTAATCCTTCCATTAGATCACCATTTTTTTGTTTCCATGGATCAATATGAATATAATCCAAATATTTACAATCTTCTTTTAATGATTCAATTCCATTATCATCTAAAATACCTTGACCTGGGCCACCATGATCTCGTTGTAAAAGTATTCTATCTGTTTTTTCATTAACATACTTAGAAAAATCAGAAGTAGTCCAGTTATTAACATAACCACCTGTACTTTCTACTTGTCTGCGTGATGGGATAAGTCCCATTGTTACTTTATTTTCTTCACAAAATTCAATTATAGTATCAACTACATTTTTGGACATTGGTCCAATAAAATATTTAGGTATCATAATGTTAAAGCTTTATGTAAATTATATTTTCCAAAATTAAATAAAAAATTATTAAATGGATACTCATGTAATGGAGCCATATTTAACCATATTATAGCTGTTAAGGTTTGAACTTTTTTTAAATCATAACCATTATCAACTATAAATTTATATAATGATTCTTTACATTCATTTAAAGTACTATTTGTTAATATATAACAATTATCTGGGGTTGAATTGAATAAATTTTTATTTACAATATCATGATTAACAGTTAAATTATGGTTCAATTTAGCTAAATCATAATATATGTCTCCTATTTCTAAATCACCAGCAAAGTCCTGTCTCCAATCAATTAAACAAAATCCATCTTTAGTTTCAATAATATTATCTAAAATAAAGTCACCATGAAATTGACTTGGTATTCCATTACTTAACCAATTCTTATCAATTGAATCAAGCATAGTATAAACTGACGGTATATTTTCTCCATTAATATAGTTTGTTTCTATGTTAGAGGCTAAATATTGTTTAACACGTTTTAATGTTTTATTTATATAAAAATCAAAACATTGAGATTGAAAATTATTATTTTCTTTAGGCACCCATAGATTATTTTTAGTCCAATCTAAAAAATAATTAAATGAATTTCTTTTAACAGATTTAGAAAATAATTTACCTTCAGCTTTCTTATACTTATAAAAATTATCAGTTGAATCTATAATTTCAGGAACTAATCCTTTTAAATTATTAGCTCTAATAACTCTATTTTTATTTATATCAGTATCATAAAAAAACTTAATTACAAAATCATCAAAGAAAAATATTGACTCATCTTTTTTATCTAACACTTCAATATTAGAATGAAATTCTCTTCTAGTTTTAATTAATTCTGTTGTATTACCTACATCATACCAATTTTTTACTTTTATATACTTAAATTCAACTTCAGATAATATGTTATTTATAGCATGTACATCTGAAGTATCTTCATGGTTATTATAAACTAATTTTTCTAAATTATAAAAAAATAATTCAAAATCTTTTATACCTGTAATTCCAACATATGATAAACCTTGAATTAAATCTCCTTTTTCATTTATCTTAGATAATATGTTATTACTAGTTATACTTAATGTTCTATATTGAGCTGGATCTTCTTTAAAGGATCCAATAACATAATTAAATGTTGGTGATACATAAGTATGATCTTTTAAAATAGTATCTGAAGCATGAAATATAAAAGGGCATTGGAGATGATGTTTGGTTTGTAAAATTGAGTATCCTAAACTACTACCTTCTCCTTTATATTTGTCTACTTCAACAAAAGTAAATTTATGATCCGGATAAGCTAATTCTAAAAATTGTTTAACATGAGAACCAAAATGTCCTAATGTAATAACAAACTCTGTATCTGTAGGATATGATTCAATAATATAAGAAATAGCGGGTTTATCCGCTACTCTAATTAAACATTTATTGGTATAGTCAGTAAGTTGTCCTAATCTACTACCTAAACCACTTGTAGTTATTAATACTTTATATTCTGCCATAATTATCTTTTACTCGAACTATGTCATCTTCTCCAAAATATTCTCCTAATTGTACTTCGATAAAAACTAAATCCTCATCTCCTATATTAGTTACTTGATGTTTAGCTTTAACAGGTATTTTAGCTACATCACCAACATTTAATTCACATTCAACATCATCTAAACATAATAAAGCTTTACCTTTAGTAACAACATATATTTCACTACGTTTAAAATGATATTGATAACTAGGAGCTTGACCTGGTTTAATAATAATTTGTTTTACTTTACAAAAATCTGAGTCAATCAAATTTTCAAATTCACCCCAAGGTCTTTCTTCTTTATAGTTGCTCATAAAAATTATTTTGTTTTTCTTGTTTTTGAATTGATTTAATATGGTTTAAGCAAAAATCCTCAGTGTCATATGGTAGTGTAGTTATAGTTTTATATCCATCTAATACCTCATGTACTTTATTTTTCCATTTAATACCTTGATTTAATTTAAAAAGTCTCATTTGGGGATCAGGAAAGTTGACTCTTTCTTGTTCGTCAACTCTCCATCCCCATTTTTGAACGTGTTGTGGGGTCAAACCATTTACCTTATTAACTCGAGGTATATAGAAACAATCTATATCTGAGTTGACTTTAAGTATTGGTTTAATATTTTCAATTAGAAATTGATTTGGTATCTCATCTGCATCAATCTGAAATAAGTAATCACCTGATGCTAAATCTAATAAATAATTCTTAAATGTAGCAAAATCACCATTTAAATTAGTATCCGCTGATTTCATTTGATACTTAAACTTTTCATGAAAATGAACTATAGTTTTAGTTACATCATGATTAGTTTTCTCCATATCCCTTAATACAATAACCTCATCATCCTCATCTATCTTATCATGTAGATAATTTAATAGGTTAAATAACTCTTCATTTTCATCACAAACTGTGATACCATAACTTATTTTCATATTAACCTTTTATTACATTCTGAGTATGCTCAGAAATTTGTTTAAATTTTTCTTTAATGGCTTCTGTTTTAGCTGTTGAACCAGCAGCAGCATCAATACCATCAAGATAACCTTGTAACCATTTTAAAAACTCATTTGTTGTCATATTGTTAATATAATATTATTCTGGTAGTATGCCTATGTAAGATAAAGCCTCTATATAGTCACGTTCATCAAAATGTTTTATAGTTGACATATCCATTTTCCATTCAGCATAACCACCACTCTTAAGTTTGAATTTTTCTTTTTCTTCTTCCTTAACAGTTGTAGCTAAAACAGCTGCCCATCTCCAATTGGTTGGATTAGTACCATCAGCAAATACCATTCCTTTATTTGGTATATTTACCATTGATGGCATCCATATTTTTCCTATTTCATCTTCAACCATTAATGATTTATATAATTCAGGAAGTATTTCCATTTGTTCTTTTAAAAACTCACTATCCATTTTCATAGCAGTGTTGGATGTGAAACCACATCCATAACACCAATATAAATTAACATCTAAACTTACTTCTTGTTTATAACAAGCATCTGATCCACAACGATCACAAATTACTAAATTATCCATTTGATTCTACTTTTTTAAGGTTTGGTAGTTCTATTTTCTTTAAATCAGAAATACTGGTTTTCTTTAATGAAGGTAATTTTATTTGTACTTCTTTAGGAAACTCAGGAATATATTGGACAAATAATGAATCAATTTTATCTTTCATTTTCTCCCAATTAAACTCACTTTTACTTCTATATGTTTGACGTTTAGCTCCATCAATATAATTTTTATAATCTTCAAACATATCCTTAAGAGCATTACCTACTTCATTATAATATGGACTAAACCATTGTGATTCTTGTAATAAGAATTGATTAGCAGCACTTGGATGAACATTTTTTAACTCACCGTTAATTGCTTTAACAAATTCTGAATTTAAGAAATCCATATGACCACTCCAATTAGTTACTATGATTGGTTTTTTAACTAAACTAAATTCAAGTAATGGGCGACCAAAACCTTCACCTTTGGTTAAACTAACCATTGCTTTTAATTTAGGATGATTATATATCTGATTCATTTCCTCATCTGTAAATTCACCATGTAGTAAATAAACATTTGGTAAGTTTTTAGAGTCCACTGTGTCTCTAATTTGTTGAATTTTGTTTAGTATAATTTCTCTATCAACATATGAAGAAACAGCACTTGATGTTTTTAATACTAAAGATGGTTTTTTAGATTTGTTTTTAAATGTTTCAAAAAACGCTTTAATTAACAACCCAACATTTTTTCTATCCTCACCTATATCACCATTAATCCAATGTCCTACAAATAGATAAGAAAAGTCTTCTTTAATACCATCTAAAGTTTTAGTTATATCATTTTGAGGAATATTTTCTAATATTTTATAAACATCAGTATTTGCTCCTTCAAATAATACTTCTACTGGTTTTTTCAATTCAATGATAGCTTCAACTTGATTTGTTTGTTTATTACGTCTTTCAAATTTACTATTCTGAAATACTTGTTTAGAGTGATTAGATGATACTAATGTTAAATTCATTCTATTAGCGCCTTCAATCCAGTCAGCAGCACAAATTGTAGATTCAATACCTGCTGTAACACCTATATTATATTTACCTACAGGTGAAAATTCATTTGGTACTGTTATTTGCATCCAAATCTCAGGTTGTTTAGGTAATTGAGGAGCATTTAAATTGTAGTTATATAAAAAACTCCATTCAGGATTGTCTTTACAAAATCCCCAAGCACAATCACCCCAACGTTGTGGAATTAGTTTAACATTATACTTATCTAATTCAATAATTGCTTTTATTAAATCACGACTACGCGCTCCATAACCTGAATAAGTATCATATGGAGAGCTTATTATAAATAACGGTTTACTCATTTTTAGTAAATTAATTTATGGTTTAAAACTCTTTTTTTAACTTCGTTTGTATTGATGAATTCAAATTTTTCTCTTGGTTTCCAAGTAGCAAATAATTCATCTATTGCCTCAATAGCTCTATTAGCCATTTTTTCACTTGTAAGACCAGCCTCATCACTTGTGGCCCATTCTCTACCCGCTAATCCTCTTTCTACTCTCTCACTGATAGACATATCATATAATTCTTTGATACGTTCAGTAGCATCTTCAGGACGACATCTATCATCAAAAATATAAGGTGTTGGAGGTGAACCCATAATTGAAATATTACTTGGAAATACTGGGAACGCCCATTTGCCATGTTTCTTATAAGTGCCTCTATGGTTTGAAGGAACATTAGCGTCAAAATCAACCCATTTACCTTTATCATTTTCAAAACGCATTTGATCTTGCATACCACCAGTTACATTAGCAATTATTGGTAATCCTGCTAACATTGCTTCAGTTAATGCTAAACCCCAACCTTCATTTGAAGTTAATAAAATTTGAGCATCAGCCAAATTATATAAGAAATTCATATGTTTAGGATCTTTTTTGTCAGTTGAGAAAATAATATTATCCTCATACCCATCAAAAAATAATTCCTTAACAGCTAATAAATCAGTTCCATGTTCACTTATTGTTTCAGTATGTAATACTAAAGCACATTTTTTGGCTTGTTCTGGAGTTAAACTATCTAAAAATAATTTAAACGCCATCATTGTATCAGGTATTTGTTTACGTCTAATATTCCTAGAATTAAAAAACAAAACAAAATCATATTCTTTACCTTTAAAGAAATTTTTTCTAAACACATTAAATTCTTTCCAATCTGGATCAAGATCAGTTAATGGTCTGAATATATTTTCATTTAAACCATGAGGTACATACTTAATAATTTTGTTTTTAGCTTTATCACCTAAAACTAATTTATTGATATTAACTGTTTGTTTTGAAATACCTAATAAAGCATCACATGCTTCATAGTATGGTTTATTATAATGAGGTGCAGGTAAATCATCCCATATATTTAAATAAATAATAGGAATTTGTTTTCTGATTTCATTTTCAATATTAAATAACCAAACAAAATATCTTGGATCAGTGATTAAAAATATAGCATCTGGTTTTTCAATTTGTAATAATTGGCGAATCAAACCTATATCTCCATAACCATTAACTGGATATACTATAACAGATGAGTCTGTTATACCAGCATGGCCATTTGTGTCCTGAGATAAATCTAATCGTTTACCTATTTCTGGGTGGTTGATAGCACCTCCAACATTTACCCAATTAAAATGATGAGCTGTATTTACAACTAACTCTCTAGCTACTGTCGCTACTCCAGAATGAACTCTAATATCATCACATATTAAGAGTATCTTTTTTCTGTCTTTTTGAGGAATATAACCTAATTTTTCTTCCATATAACTTATTTTATTTGATGATTATGAATTGATTTTCTAAACGTTTCATCTTTTAAATACAAATCAATTACTCTGTCTGTTAATTTTTGTAATGAAAATTTGTGTTTAATACATTGAATTTTAAACTGTTCAAATAGATCCTTGTCTACTTTGACAGATGTTAATATTTGATTATCTGATTTTGCCATAACATATTTTGTATATAAATATATAACAAAACAACTAAAGTATACTTTTATCACAAAGTTCTTTTTTAGAGGCAAATGGGCAATAAGAACAATTCCATTTTGAAGGATTAGCTATATATTCTTTATCTTTCAAAGTACCATCTATATTAAACACTTCTTCAATAAAGCTAGTAACACTACTAACTGCTTTTTTAGTTTTAATTTTACCTGATGGAGGTGAAAATAACTGAACTCGTTTTTGAGGAAACTCAGATTCAGTATATATTTTACGTTTAACAATAAAAAACTCTATCTCAATATTATCTGGATCTATATTAAATTGTTTACTTAAAAATTCTTTATATAGAATCAATTGATATTGTTTTTGTTCGTCTTTCTTTTCTTTATCACCCCATCCTCTAGTTGATGTTTTAATGTCTATAATTTTAATAGTCTCAGTAGGTTCATGATATAGTACCAAATCCAAATATCCTTTGTATAACACATTTTTATAACGTTTATCTGGGGTGATTACAAGTGGGATTTCACATCCTACTAAATACCATCCTCGTTTACCAAAATATTCTGATTTGTGTTTTTTAAACCATTTAATAATTTCTAAACCATCATCATGAAATTCTCTTAATTCTTGAGATGAGGAAAAATGAGTTTTATTATTACTATTAAAAGCTATTTGGTATTGTTCAATAAATTTAGTTTTAAAATATTCTTCAATATCTAAATTGTCAGCCTCAGTCCCACTTTTTTCATAAAAAATAGTTAAATAATGTTGAAGAGTTTCATGTAGGGCAGTTCCAAATATAGTATGAATACTAAATGAAGGAATAACAACTCCATCTCTATATTGTAGTTTCCATTTATGAGCACAACTATTATATATAGATAATTGACTGTAAGATATACTACGTTGATAAGCATAGTTTATCTCAGTTAACTGTTGTTGTTGTATTTGTTTTACTATTTTAGGTACTTTAGCCAAAATATTATTTTTTAAAAAATTCTCTAACTATAGCTCCTAACTCTTGATCATTGGGAAATCTACAAATTAATTCTTGAAGTGCTGGGATAATAGACATTTCTTTTTTACAATACTGAGCAGCGTCTAATAACTCCTCATATAAATGATTCATAAAATCATCTTTATTGTTTTCTGACAGTGTAGTATTGTATTTTTTAATACCACGTTCACTTCTTAATTTTAAATCTTCAATGACTGCTTCTGTAATTTTATCTCTCATTTTATTAGTTTTTTAATATCTTTATTATCAATACCAAAATCAGATAATATATCTTTTATTTGATTTTCATTAAGTAAATTTAAATATTCAGTAACTTCTTTACTTGAACATTCAAAATATGTTGTTAGATATTTCATTAAGTCTTTATTTGGTTGTTTAATATTTGACTTAATGTATTTTGACCAAAATTGTTTCTTAGGAAGTAAATCACAATATATTTTATAATATTTTTCTTTCTCAGTATAAGGAATAGTTTGTACATAATTAACCAATTCTAAGTAATCAGAACTCATACTTAAAAAACGATTAATCATGTACGGTTCAAATGTTTTAATTTGTTCATTTGAAAACTTGTTCCATGGAGATTTATTGTATGTAATCTCCTTGAGCCAGTCAAATATAGTAAAATTACTTACTTGACTTTTGGTACTCCTCATATTCAGTTCTTAAATCTTTAGGTAATGTCTCAAGTAATATTTCACCTGTTTTAACATCATAAAAACATGGAACTGGGATAACTCCATCTTCAGTTGTACCTGTGATAAATTTAGATACTTTTCTTAATACAAAACCTTCTGTGAATACATGATTACCACTTTCTGATAATACTGGTTGTGTGTTTTTTAAATCAATGTTTACTTTTAATTGTTCTTGTGGTTGCATAATTTATATTATTTGTAGTATTTTACTTATTAAAGCCATAGCGTTTATTTCTTGGTCTACTCTAAAATTAGCATTAAATTGATGTTCACTTATTGCTATAATAATAGCTCCATCATTGCCTTTAGAATACTCAGATATATTATCAAATAAAAATCTAAATAACTCACTAAAATCTTCTACTTCACTATCAGCTATTATCTGTCTAATGTTTGTAAGTGATTTTGATGCTTTGTTTTTTAGTTCATTTATTATTTTTTCTTTGTATTCACTATCTACACTTGATAAATTATCTAATTTCAGAACTCCATTAACAGTATATTTCTGACAGCTGTTAATTATCTTTCTATAGTCAGGATAAAATTTCTTAACTACATTAACAACATCTTCAACTGTATGTTCTATGTTTTCTTTATTTAAGATATCATCAATGTGTTTAGCGATTACTTTTTTAGATGGAGGCTGTAAATCAAATTCCTGACATCTACTTCTAAGTGGCTCAATTAATCTTTCTGGGTAATTACCTGTTAGAATAAAACGAGTATTTAAACTAAACGTTTCCATCATATTAAGTAATATTACTTGTGATGCTTGAAGTATATGGGTTGCTTCATCCAATATTACTATTTTAAGTGGTTTAAATGAACCTGCTGCTGCAAACGCTCCTACTTTATCTCTCATAACATCTATCGATCTTTCGTCTGTAGCGTTAATATAAAGATAATCACAGTTAATATTTTTAACTAATATTTTAGCTAATGTAGTTTTACCTGCACCTGGTTTACCAGCAAACAAGAGATGAGGAATATCTTGGTTATCAATAAATTCTTGGAATTTAACTTTATCTTCATCTCTACAAACATAACCATCTAAAGTATCTGGTCTATATTTTTCATTTAGTATAGTATGTTTTTTAGTCATAGTCTCCGTATAGGTCGTATTTTTTAGGTTGAGGTACTTCTTGTATTGATTCTGTAATAGCGTATACTACACCAGCTGATGGTTCTAATCTATACGCTTTATATTTTCCAGCAGCCCTTTTATGAAAAGCGTTAAGCATTTCAATTAATGAGGGATACACTGTATCCCCCATTTTCCATTGATCACCAGGCGGAACACGCTCAGCTATCAATATATTTTTTTCTACTGTTTCAGTCATTAAAACATTCCTCCCATATCCATACCTTGTGATTCTTTTTTCTCACCTGGTTTGTCTACAATAGTACATTCTGTTAATAACATTGTTCCAGCAACTGATGCTGCATTTTGAATCGCGTTACGAGTCACTTTAGCTGGATCAATAATACCTTTTACCATCATATCAACTAATGTCTCAGATTTAAGATCATAACCTGTCCAATATTGATCTTCATATTTAGTACCTTCAACTATATCTTGATGTGGTTCAAGTTTATTTATTAGATTATAACATTCTGCTTCTGAGTAGCCAGCATTAGATAAAATCTTTATAAATGGAGCAGCGCATGCTTTATAAACAATTGTTTTACCAATATGAATATCTGAGTCTAATTCAGTTCTAGTTTTAGTAATTGCTTCACGAGCATATATTAAAGCTGCTCCACCACCAGGAACAATACCTTCTTCAATAGCAGCTTTTGTAGCATTTAAAGCATCATCAACACGATCTTTAGTTTCTTTCATTTCAAGTTCACTATTTCCACCTACATGAATAATAGCTACACCACCAATAAATTTAGCTAAACGTTCTTGTAGTTTTTCTATTTCATAAGATGTTGCTTTAGGATTTTCAATTTGTGATTTTAATTCTTCAATACGAGTTGTAATCTTATCTTCAGTACCTTTACCATCTACAATTGTAGTTGTTTCTTTAGTGATGGTAGCTACTCGTGCTTGACCAAACCAATCCCAACTGAATTTATCTAGTTTCATACCTTTATCAGGTGAAAATACAGTACCACCAGTTAGTATAGCAATATCTTCTAAAATCAATTTTCTACGATCACCAAAATCAGGAGCCTTAACAGCACACACTTTAACTATACCTCTAACCTTATTAAAAATTAAAGTAGCTAATGCTTCACCATCAATATCTTCTGCTATGATTAATAAAGAACGATTTTGAGCTGATACAGCTTCAAGTACAGGAAGTAATTCTTTTACTTGATTAAAACGTTTATCAGCAATTAAGATAAGAGGATTATCTAACACTGTTGTCATATCATTGTTATTAGTAACAAAGTAAGGTGATTTGTAACCTCTATCAAACTGCATACCTTCTACTGTTTCAAGATATGTTTCTCCGTTTTTAGATTCCTCAATATAAACAACACCATCACGACCTACTTTTTCCATAGCAGTTGAAATTAATTCACCTACCATTTCATCTCCATTAGCTGAGATTGTAGCAATTTGTTTTAATTGATCTTCAGATGAAATTTCTTTAACTATATTTTTATATAGTTCAGCTACTACTTCTTTAACTGCTAAGTCAATACCTCTTTTTATTTCAACAGCATTTGCTCCTTTATTTAAATGATTTAAACCTTCATTTATAATAGTTTGAGCTAATAAAGTAGAGGTAGTAGTACCATCACCTGCATTATTTGCTGTTTTAATAGATGTTTGTTTAACCATTTGAGCACCTAGATCTTCAATTGGGTCCTCTAGTTTAGTAACCATTTTAGCTACAGTAACACCATCTTTAGTTGAACGAACTTCTTCATTTTCAACATATACAACATTTCGTCCATTAGGACCTAAAGTAGCAGTAACAGCATCTGCTAACTTATTGACACCGGTGGCCAAACGCTTCCTAGCGTCTGGTCCAAATTCAATTATTTTATTCATTATCGTCTTCTATTATTGTTAGTATTTCTTGATCTTTTAAACAAATAAAATCTTCACCTTTAATAGTGAATTTTACACCTCCAAAAGCTGGGAATGCTACTTTATCACCTATTTTTACTTGGATAGGAATCAATTCACCTGTTTGAGTGAATGAACCTACTCCAATAGCAGTAACAATACCCATTTTAGGTAATTCTTTATTCATGTCAGGAACAATAATATTTCCATATTGTTGTTCATCTTCTTCTAGTTGTTTAATGATAATGTGATTGTGAACTGGTTTTAGTTTCATAATTATAATCCTGTATTAATAATTTGGTTTAATTCATCTTTAACTCGTTTAAACTCATCAACATATGTCTTGATGGTGTCATAGTTTTTAGTGTGGTTAATTTTCAATTTAGCTATTCCATTTAAACAATTTTCAAACTGAGTATAATAGCCATGTGATTTGTAAGTTACTTTATTTCTATTTTCATCAGTAATAACTTTTTTTCTACCACGTTTTGGTTTAGTACTTTCATTTGTCACACATGCTTCCCATAAAGTATATGAGTTACTATCTTTAGCGATAAAATAAGGTTCAATTGCTGGATCTTTAATTAAAGTGGCAGTTTTAAATAATTCTATGTCCATAACTTTTATTTTTAATATGATATAAATATAACAAATGTTTATTGGAGAGCCAAGTTTATTCTTGTTTTCTTACCATATAATATGTTGTTTTTAACATATCATCATAGTTAAAATGGAGTTTCATTAATCCACCATCAAAAATGTATAATTCTCCATTTTCTGCGTCTTTATTGGCGCTTAATATTTCTTTAAATGTATCTGCGTCAAATGGTAAATTTACTGGAGAGTTAACAGTAGATTGAATTGAGTATGTTATTTTGTTTGAAAATTCACCATTATCACCTAAAATAAAATTTAATATTGTATCACCATTAAAGTCATTATCAGTAACAAGTAATATATGATTTGTATCAGGTAAAGCTGATTTAGCTTTAATTAAGGCTGTTATTTGTTCATTATAAAGTATTGTCCCTACATTATGATGGAAAGGTTCTTCTACAGTACCTACTTTACCAATCAATAATGTATCAGCTAAAGCGTAAGTTAGATTATATTGGTTATCTTGAATAATTAATCTATTAGCTATACCACCTTGTTTATTAACATCTAACAATAAATCACCTTGTGTTATACCAATTAATTTATTTAGTTGACTAGTATTAAAAATAGCTAGTTCAGTATCTGTTAGTTTTAGTCCTTTAAATTCAAGTTCACCAATCATGTCTCGAGTAGGCAACATAAACCTAATACTTAACACTTCATCTTTTATAGACCATTTTACTGATTCAATCATACCATTAAGATGGTATTTTGAAATAATACTTTGTAATGTTAGTTTATGTATCATAATTATAATATAATAATAAAAATTAATATAGGCAAACTAGAATTTAAAAAATCTACCTATATTTTCATTTAATGCTGGGAATTGCCAACTTAAATCTTTATATAGTTCCTTCAATTTATTTAACAATAATGATTCAAAAATTTCATCTATGTCAATAAATTCCTTAACAAATTTTTCTATTTCATCAGGTACCTTAGCATTTGGTAAACCTATTGTTTCTAATTTATAAACATTGGGTTTTAGATTAATAATGAATATTTTATCACCCTCAATAATAGATTCAAATTTAGTATCTAGTTTTTTAAAACGTAATAAATCATTATAACGAACAGCTGCTTTAGTATTTGCAGGTGCACCTGTTTTAAATGAACTAAACATTTCTCCTGCTCTAGGTGGTATGTAATATGAACCCATATGTTTAACACCCATTGGTTTACCTAATTGTCTTGGATCTAGTGTTTTAAGTGTTTTATAAAACTCAATTATGTCTGTATCAATGTCTACCTTATTTTTGCCAAACAATATGTTTTTAATCAACTGTTCCCCAAATGATTTAAACAGTTTATTCATATTGGACTTCATTAATTCAAGTCCTTTCATATCTAGTTCTTCAACAGGCACACCTTCCTTATTAGTTACATACATTGCATAACGACGTTTACCTGTTGTAAGCACACCAGCGCATATTACTTCTTGTTTTAGCTGGAAATAGTGAGTATCTGGTTTAATATTGAATAGACATTTACTTAAACTGTTTAGGTAATCATTTGAATATGTTTGTATTTCATGAGCTAGTTCAAGTATTTTATCATTTTTGCCTTCAGATTTAAGATTTGGGTATCTATATTTAATCAAATCACCTAACACAATATACATAGAATCAGTGTCACTAATACAAATATGTTGTTTATTAGTACCTAATTCATTATTTATGGTTTTATTAACATGAATAATACTTTCCTGAGTTAAGCGTTGTCCAC